ATCCCCATCTTCCGAAACTCCTGCTGCAACGGCGTCCCAGTGGCCTTGGCCTCAATCAGCACCACATCCGGATTCCAATACCGATACTCGTCTTTGGCAATACGCTTGAGCTCAGGGAAATCCCACCTGCCCTTGCGAATGTGCAACGCAATCAGATTCGGGCCAGAGTCCGCATCCGGATAAAACACGCCCCACGTGCTGATGACAGAAAAGTCCGCCGTCTCCTTCTTCGAGAACGCCGTGTCATAGGTCTGGATGATGTAGTCGCACACCGGCGGCTCGTCATACTTCCACTTGCGCCACCACTCACGCTTCAAAATCGCCCCATCATCATTGGTCGGGACCTGCTGCCACTGAGCATTCCACTTCTTCAGACCAATCGACAGCTTGACCTTCTCCAACTCGTCCTTGGTCCAGTACCCGGGCCAGAGCGGATTGCCAGAAGGAAGAATCGCCGGGAACTCCAACAACTCCCACTGGTCCGCCTTCAGATTGCCTTGCTGGCGTAGTAAGCGCCCACTTAGGTCATCAGTCTTCCAGCGGGTGTTGATCACAATGATCGCGCCATTGGGCTGCAACCGCTGACGGGGGCCGGAGGTGTACCACTCAAACGTGTTCTCCATCGCCGTCTCAGACAAAGCGTCCTGCTCGTCCAAGATGTCGTCCAGGATCACGATGTCACCACCGCGGCCCGTCATCGCGCCGCCCTTACCGATGAAAAAGGCTTCCCCTCCCTGGGCCGTGTTCCACCGGCCAGCAGCCTTGGAGTCCACAGAAAGGGCCATGCCCGGGAACAACTCCTTGTACTTGTCGTCCTCCACCAGATTACGAATCATGCGACCGAACCGCTGAGCGAGCTCCGCGGTGTGCGATCCAACAATCAACTTGCTCTGAGGACGCTTGCCCATCAAATAGGCAGGGAACAAGTAGCTCCCCATCTGGGACTTCCCGTGCCGGGGCGGCATGGCAATCATCAGGCGTTTGCATTCGCCGCTGACGACTCGGTCAAGAGCCTTCGCGATCCGGCGATGATGCTCACCGACCAACATCTCCGGCCAGACGTACTGACAAAAACTGAGAAAGTCTCCCGTCGCGCGCTCCTGGGCCTCCAGGAGTTTGAGTCGAAGCTCCAAGCGGAGACGTTCCGCTTCTATTTCGTCAGGGTTTTGCATGCGCAGCAGACCGAAAAGGTTCTGAATTTTGCAAATATACCCCCGGGTATGCGATTTACAAAACAAGGGGGTGGGTTCGTGGCCCGGGGGTCAAGTTTCCAAGAGGTTTTCCTTGGGCTAAAACTGGGCTACGGGCGGCCGCCGGCTCTGACGGTGTGTTTATGGCCCTCCCGGGGCTGCCCGCCCCCCTCGGCCTCCCGGCCGAGGAGGCAGCCCCGGGGCATAGGGACGCCCTATCGCGCAGCGCAGCGCGATAGGCGGGTGGGCTATGCCAGCGGCGGGATGCGATAGCCAAAAGCAAAAGGCCCGCCGGGTGGCGGGCCTGGGTGACTGGGCCTCGCGGCCCAGGTGTCGGTCAGACGTCTGCTGCCTTCTCGGCTTCGCGCTTGGCCTTGTACTGCTCGTAGCTGGCTTCGCTCTTGGCTCTTGCGTCCTCGGTCAGTCGGGTCTCCTGGACGTGGACCTCGGGGTGGTCGCCCAGGCCGTACAGGTACTCGGAGCTGGTGTAGTCGTAGTGGGTCTCGACTGTCTGCAGCGTGGCCAGGAACCCGACCAGTGCCTGGATGTCCTTGGTGGACATGGTGGCGGGCAGTGCAAACCGGACGTTGTTGACTTTGATCGTCTTCATCTCTCTATCCTTTCTAGGGTTGTTGCTGCAGCGGGTGCTGCAGCGGGTTTGATTTTAATCTACGCTGACCGTGAAGGTCAAGTCGTTTTTCACAGTCTCCCTGATCAAGTCAGCCAGGTGGTCCGAGTTCTGGATGGCTTCTTTGGCTGCGTCTTCCAGGTCCAGGTTGTTCTCGGCCCAGGTCTCTGCCAGGCTGTCAAAGGCCTCATCGGCCCAGGCGTTGGCGCAGTCGTCGAAGTTCTCGCTTGCCCACAGTTTGATGCGTGCGTCGATCCAGTCGGACCGCAGCGAGTCGTCATTGAGCTGCTGCTGAACGCGGGCTGCGACATCGGCCACGAGCTTGTCGTAAAGGCCACCGAGGATGCTGAGGAAAGCTGCTTGGTCCATGGTTCTCTATCCTTTCTGTGTCGCACCGTGCGACATCAGTAATGTCGCACGGATGGCCAGGCTTGGCCATTGAATTCTTTCTATCGGGGCCGCGGCCCCGATAGCCTAGAACGGGAGGTCGTCCTCCCAGTCCGGACTGGGCTCGAAGCTGCGCAGCTCCGCGCGCTCGAGCTCCTCGATCGCGGTGTTGAGCAGGACCAGGGCAGCGGTATACACGGCGATACCGTCACGGCCGGCAGCGGAGGCGACCTGGCCGACATAGTCGAGGGCCTCGGCCACCGAGTCGCGGGACGCGAACATGGGTTGACGATAGCGGCTGATGGGAGTGAGGTGGTTCATCTCTATCCTTTCTGATGTCGCACCGTGCGACACCGTTAATGTCGCACGGGCCGTGGCCCGTGGCCAATGAAACTTTTCAATCGGCGCGCTGCTCCCGATAGGTGGTGGGGTGCAGCCCCGCATGTTCGCCATGCGGGGCCCATCCGAACATGCGCACGTTATCCGGGTGGGCGGCACGGGTGCGGCGGTACATCTCCAGGGCCTGGCGCTCGGTCAACGAGCGCCACACAATCCGATCGCCCAAGTCCGTCTCGAGCCAGAATTTGTAGCGGCGCTCCATGGTCACACCCCCTCGGCCAGTTGTTCGCGGTACCGCTCGAGCTCCCACTCGAGCACCTCGGCAGCAGCCGGCCATAGCAGCTCGGCCACCGGGATCCCCTCATATAGCGGCTTTTTCACCTCGAGGATTACGGTGGGCAGCAGGGAATGGACGGAGCCGTCCCAGCTCCGTCCCTCGAGGAAAGCAGCGCGCGCCGCGGCGCGCGCTCCCTCGGTGCCGCGGTCATTGACCACGGCCATGGCGATTTGGCGCACGTCCATGGTTAGACCCCCTCGGCCAGCAGGTCAACGGCGCGCTGCTTCATAGCAGCGCCAGTGCCGAACCACGCGCTCTCGAGCCGGGTGCTGTCGCTGCGGCCGCGCTCGTGGTCCACCAGCTGGGTTACCGCGTTGAGCATGGCCCAACGCGTGCCGGCCACACCAGGGATATCCGCGCCGATGGCCGCGCCATTGAACAGCTGCAGCACGCGCTTGTATGCGCGGGTGTCCTGAATCTCGAGCCGGCCGCTGTGGTACGGCTCCAGCAGCGCCTTCACGAATTCGTCGGCTTCCGTGCCGGACATTGGCACGCCGGCCAGGGCCCGGGATTGCACCAGGAAGCGCTCCCATGAGCCGGCCACAATGCCCAGCTGCAGCCGGACCTCATCAGCATCGAAGCGCTCGCTGTGCAGCACGCGCACCGAGCCGTTACCCTCGCCCAGCGCCCGGACCACGGTGTTATTGCACACCACGCGGATATCCGTGAACTTTGCCACCGTGGCCATGGTCCCGTCATAGCTGGTCCCGAACAGCAGGTACGGGCGGACGGTGTCGCCGTCCACCACATCCGCACCGTCAGACACTCGAGCCAGGGCCCAAACCCGGCGGCCATCGCTCAACGCGCCGGCCGTCTCGAGCTCGAACCCGCCCAGCTCCCCGAGCCGGCGGAAAAAATCCATAACTTCGGCCGGCTGGACCACGCGGTACCCGTCCGAAACCACGGCCAGCGGTGCACCGGTATCGGACCGGTGCAGCACCTTTCGCATAGGCCAGCGCTGCAGCTCGGTGCTGGCGGGGCTCTCATACAGCACCGGAGACTCCAGCACCGTATACCCGAGCCGGGCGGCCGCGGTCCATTCCTCAATTGACGCGCCCGGCTGGAGCTGCGCACCCAAACCATGCCAGGGAGTGCGCCCTACATAAGCCATGGCGGCCGCGCCGGTGGTGGTGTCGATCATGTGAGCCATTTTCTCTATCCTCTCTAGGTTACACCGCGGCGGGATTGTCGCGGCATGGTTTGAATTCTCTACGGACCGCGGCCCGCGGTCCAATGAAATATTTAAATCGACCCCGGCACGCCGATAGCGTGCCACGTTTATGGCGTACAGCGCCAGGGCCCGAGGGCCTGGTTTCCGTATGGTGTTCTAACCGGGTTTTCGCGCGTAATCCGCCGTCCAATTGTGAATGAGAATGACTCTCATTCGCAGTCGCGTTAACTTATCCTGGGTCTATCTTATCCATGAGCCACCACATCGCCACGAAAAACACCAGCACAAGTATCAGCATGCGGGCAGCTCCCGGCCGATATCGCCGGCCACATGATGGCGCAACATGGAGCCATAGGGCAGGCCGCGGGCGAACTCCCGCAGGGCTTGCGCATCATTGGCGCGCCCTTTCGAGCGGGTCCCGTGCCACTGGATAGCCGTGGGCCCGCTGGCGGCATAGCACCCGCCTTTTCCGGTCCCTACCTTTTTCGCGCCGGTCCCGTGGGCGACAAACACCACGACAAAATCCCGGTTTCCCTGGGCGCACAAGGGGCGACCATTCCCGCAGCGCTGACAGCTGAAATCCTCGGACAGCTCCGCGGGGCAGCGCACAAACTTGATACCGTGCACGGTTTTGGGCCATTCCTCGGCGGTGTCTTTCGGGACCGCCAACACCGCCGGCCGGCCGGATTCCATGGCCAGCACCGCATCCGCCACGGTGTCACAGCTCGCATTAATCACGGTTTTCCCGGGAGCCGGCAGGGGCAGGGCCGCGGCCGCAAAGTGCGAATAAGTCCACGCCTGGCCACCAGGGGGCACAGCATCGACCAGGGCCGCTAGATATTCGGCATCGACCGTGGCCGCGCCGGTTTCGCTCTTCGGGTGCAGGCCGCACGTCCTAGGGCACGTCCCGTACGTCTCATGCGTGCCGCTGCGGTACGTGACAGCGATGGGGCCGGTTTTACGGTTACCGGAAACGGAAACGGTTTTCAGCATGCTCTCTATCCTCTCTAGGTGCCGCACTATTGCGACAGGGGTCTACTATGCCGGGGGCGGCTCGTCTCGGCCAATTGATTTTTTTGATGGAAAAAAGCCGGCCGATAGTAGGCCAACTAGCTGGACCCAATCGACCGCGGATGATGGCCATGACATCACAGGCGCAGCACGCAGGCCCAGCTCGGCAAGCTCGAGCGCTTGCGTGCCAGCGTAAAGGGAAACCGTCGAAGGCCGCTTGCTCGAGCCAGCATCATGGACCAAGACAAAGCAGCGCCGGCCCTCCCGGCCGTGCCGCGTCATAAAGGCAATTTGATGCGGGCGCAAGGGGACCGCAAGCCCGCGAGTCAAGGCCTTGAGCTCGAGCAGGACAAACCGAGAGCCGATCCCGACCAGCATATCCGGGATGCCCAGGTTCACCCGGTTTTCGATGCGCTCGACCGCGCAGCCATGCTTCTGCAAGGCAAGCCGGACCCGCTGGGAGAACCGGGCTTCAGGTGTTGTCGCTGCCATTGTCAGAACCTCCCCGCTCGAAGATATCAGGCGGAGGGTCCGCCACTCCAGGGTCAAAAGGTGGGTCGCGGTCTCGCTCAGCACTTTCGATCACCTCCCCCGTGCTCGCATCAATGATGGCCGCCGGTGGAGGCCCGCCGTACAGCTTCTTCAGCTCGTCCAGCTTGCGCTGCACTTCCTCTTTCGACATCGAGTCGATGGTGCCATGGCGAATTTCTTTCCGGTCCACGTAGATGGTGCCTAAGGCCTGGCCGCGGCGGTACTCCGCCTGGACAGCAGCAGCGAACGCCCCAGCTTCCAAAGCTTTGTCCCGAATCAGCTGCAGGTCCCGCATGTGCCGCTCGAAGCTCGTGTTGTACTTCGAAGCCAGCTCCGCGCGGTACGCCTGGATAGCCGACACCACTTCGGGATACTCGTCCGGGTTGGTCAACTTCCAAGCCATGACCGAGGCCGACTTGGGGTTATACCCCGCCCGGATGGCCGCCTCTTTCAGGGTCACCCTGCCGTCCCCTGCCACGTACTCCTGAACGAACTTCCACTGCTTGGGGTTCAGGGCCTTGTACTGCTTCAGGGGCTTGACCTGGCCCGACAGCCGCTTGACCGCCTTGTTCGGAATGACCGGCGGGACGTTCCACACGTCCTTCTTGGTCACTTGACCCTCCACAGGCGATAGCCTTCCTTGTCCTTGAGCGGGTCAGTCCGGCGCAGCGTGAACTCCCACTCGGGCTCCTGCGTCTTCACGAACCGCCATGCGCATGTGCGCGCGCTCGAGGCAAGGTTCTTGTCCTTCTTGGCAAAGAAGATGCTGTCCCCGGGCAGCATGTCGTGGAACGGGTACTTGCTGACATGCTCGTCCGGAAGCGGTACTCCGCTCTCGATTTCCATCATTTTTCGCACTCCTGGCGCAATTGATCTTCAGCAAGTGTAGCATCGCGAAGACGGCGGGCAAGCCCCTGCATCGTCAGCGAACGACCCCTCAACCGACCACCTAGGGTCAACCCCTACGCTTGGCCCTATAGAACCTTTTTGGGGTATCGATGAAAAAAATTTCTTCCAAAAAAATCGAGGTCCGCATCCCAGAAAACTTCTTACACCTGAATACCCCCTGTAATGTAAAGTGTATTCGTAACCCCTTGATCTCATTCACTTATTACGCCATTACGTTCATTACGCCATTTCCCACAAAAAAATTTCAAAAACACACATGACCCCAAAAAGTTCTATAGGATCCCCCAAAATCCCGGTCCGCGGTCCAGTCCCCTCGGGTAATCCCCTACGTTTCCTCAATCCCTACCCACTTGACGCGCAACACCGCGCAAGCAACAATCCACACTCCACAACAGAAAGGATAGCTATGCAAAACGGCAAGCCCCCTGAGCACTTGGTCCTCGATCCGCGGACCATGGAAGCGTACGAGAACATCAGCAGCGCCGCAGACATGTTGCTCATGTTCTGCAAAGACGAGTTAGCAGATGCCGGGTACAAGCCCTACGTGGTGATGTTTGGCATGTTGATGGCGGCCAGCCGGATTGGTGCGGCGGCCAATATTGATCCTGAGCTGCTGAAGTCGGCCATTGGGGCGATGTATGGCGACTCGATCCATGATCAGAAGGAGGCCTTTGGTGAGCACTAAGTTTCGGCCCTCGGAGGGCATGATTGGGTTCACGTACGACACGGAGTTGGCGGCGCATCCGCTGGACTGTGAGATCGAGCACGAGCCCGAGGAGCGGGGCGACGCGGAGTCGCCTGGCTATCCCGCGGTGTACCGGTTGTGTTCGGTGGCCATTTGTGGGATTGACATCACGGGGCTGATCTCGGACAAGTTGTTCCGGGAGATTGAGGAGGCGGCGTATGACTACTTCGAGGGTCCTGGCTACCAGGAAGACAGCTTTGTCCCCCCGGACGACTACTGATCACCCGCCGGTGTGGCCGTTCCCGACTTACCGCGGACAGCCGTACCGGCCGCCCAAGCCGCCTAAGAAACCAAAGCAACGCCCTGTATGGGAAACCGCGCCGCCGGCGCTTTTGTAGGAGTAGGACGATGAGCGAAACGATGCGAGGACCGAAGAAGACGATGCCCTGGATCCCGGTTGGGCATCCTGATTTCAAGTGGACCAGCGGTGCTGATGTCCAGGCCACGTGGCGGCGGTATGGGTGGGTTCCCCCGTCCGCGGGCCGTGAGCCGGTGTACCCGGACCGCAAGGAGCCGGACTGGATGAAGGTCAGGAGGGTCAAGTAATGCCGCAGCGGTACGAGGAGGACGACATTGATGTTTTGGGGCAGATGTTGTGGTCCGTGATCCGTGTAGCGGCGGTCTTGACGGTGTTGGCGTTGGCCGCGTGGCTGTGGTGGGGGTTGGCATGAAGAAGTTTC